ACCACCGCCGCCGGAATGGCTGGCGTTTTTCAGTGGGGGCCTGCCGAGGAAATTACATTAGTTGATTCAGTAAACACGCTCAAAAGAAAATTCGGTGGACCTGATGATGATAATTATCAGTACTTCTTCACCGCTGCGAACTTTTTAGGATATGGAAACAATCTTCAAGTTGTCCGTGCCGTGGGAAGTGGTGCTAAGAATGCATCAAGCGCAACCGCAGCACTCATTAAGAATGAGTCAAACTTTGAAAGTCAGACTTTAACTGATGATTTCTATGCAAAGTATCCTGGCCCATTAGGAAACGCTCTTGCTGTTTTTGCCTTTGATGGTAGTGTAGCAGCAGACGGTATTCTCGGTGTTACAATCGGTAATTCATCTGGTCTTACTAACGCGGTAGCCGCTGGAACTAGCTCAATTTCTATTAGTGGAACTACAGCAAGTGCTGGAATTGTTCTACAAGCTGGTGACATACTTAGACTCCCAACGGGACAAAGTGTTACAATCAAAACGGCAGTAAATGGATTAACAGCAGCCGAAGTAAATCCATCCATAAATCTTGCTCTAACTGCGGCACAGGCGAGAGGTGTTAGTCTAGAAAACAGATATAAGTCTCTGTTCTCTGACTTCGGTCCTACCACTACAGACGTAGAAGCGTTTGGTGGATCGAACGACATCATACACATTGCTGTTGTTGATTATACTGGTGCTTGGACTGGTACAAAGGGAACTGTTCTAGAAACATTCGAAGGACTTTCCAAAGCAACTGACGCTAAAGATGGTTCGGGAGTAAATAACTTCTACAGAACCATCATCAACGAACAGAGTCAGTATGTTTGGGCTGGTGCAAATGGAATTGGATTTACTCCAGCAGTCAAGCAGGATGCTACCTTTACAGATCTAACCACCAACACACACCTATCATCCGCAGGATCATATGGTATAACTCTAGGGGGTGGAACTGCTGATTCAGTTGCTTCTGAAGCCGCACTATACAGCGGAGGATATTCTAAGTTTGAAGATGATACTGAAGTTGACGTATCTCTTATCCTTGGTGGACCAGCGAATGCAACCATCTCTGGTTTGATTGTTGATCTATGTGATAAGAGAAAGGATTGCATTGCGTTCCTTTCACCCACACCACAGTCCGATTACATCAATAAAGATACTGGTACTGCAACCAATAACCTTCTAACATACAGAAAGAGTTCTCTCAACAAGAACTCCTCATACGCTGTTCTAGACAGTGGCTACAAGTACATGTATGATAACTTCAATGGAGTTTATCGCTATGTGCCTCTAAACGCTGATATCGCAGGACTTCTTGCAAGAACCGAAGTCGAAAATGAGGCTTGGTTCTCTCCCGCTGGTTTCAACCGTGGTCAAATTCGTGGTGTTGTTAAACTAGCAGTTAATCCACGACAAGCTCATAGAGACGACCTATATAAGAATAGCATTAACCCTGTTGTATCTTTCCCCGGAGAAGGAACCATTCTATTCGGCGACAAAACCATGCAGACGAAGCCAAGCGCATTCGATAGAATCAATGTAAGAAGACTCTTCATTATTCTAGAGAAGGCAATTGCCACCGCTGCTAAGTTCCAGCTCTTCGAGTTTAACGATGAGTTTACCCGATCCCAGTTCAGAAACTTGATCATCCCGTTCTTACGAGATATTCAGGCAAGAAGAGGTGTTCAGGACTTCAAGGTTGTATGTGATGAAAGTAATAACACTGGTAGTGTAATTGATAGAAATGAATTCGTTGCGGACATTTTCATTAAACCAAATCGCTCAATCAACTTCATTCAACTCAACTTCATTGCCACCGCATCTGGGGTTTCGTTCGAAGAGGTAGGCGGATAAATCATCTTAAAGGAGATCAGTTAGATGAACATTAAGAATTTCCAATCTGCGCTAACACAGGGTGGTGTAAGAACTAACCTCTTCATTGTTGAAGGTAAGATTGGTCAGAACACAAGTAACAAGACTCGCTTTCTAGTTAAGGCAGCAAGTCTTCCCCCATCAACACTAGGTACAATTCCAGTTCCCTATGCTGGAAGACAGATCAAGATCCCAGGCGATAGAACCTTTGAGCCTTGGACCATTAGTGTTATGATGGATGGTGATTATGAGCTTCGAAACAAATTCGAAGCATGGTCGAACCTAATCAACCAGTACGAAGCAAACACACCACAAGCTGATGGTGGTTTCTTCACCAGTGCTGGTTCTGGGTTCAATACTGATGTATTTTGTGAGTGGAAAATTAGTTCTCTAAACCGTCAGGGTCAAGCACTCAAGACATACGCTCTTGTTGGTGCTTTTCCATCTGATATCAGTTCGGTTGAACTCACCTATGACAGCGAAGGTATTGGTGAATTTTCAGTCACCATGCAGTACCAGTATTGGTTAGCCAGTAGTGGTCAGGGAAGCGCAGGAGACAAGACCCCCGTAACTGATAACACGACTGGTACGGAACCAGAGAACGCATTTTAATTTATGAAGGATATACTTGATGCCTATAAACTTTTTTGGTTATACTTTACAGAAAGATAAAGCAGACTCTCTGGAGGAGAAGATTGTTTCGTTCGCTCCTCCAGAGAATGATGACGGTGCTGCTGTTGTTCAAGGTGGGGGCTTTTACGGCACCTACCTTGATTTTGATGCATACATTAAAAACGACATTGATTTGATTTATAAGTATCGAGACATGGCTCTTCATCCAGAAATTGAAACAGCCATAGATGATATTTGCAATGAAACTCTGGTATTCGACGACGCAAAAACTGCTGTTCAACTAAATTTAGATAACACCAAGTTATCACCAGCAATAAAGAAAAGACTCATCGAAGAGTTTTCAGAAATTCTCACCTTACTTAAATTCAAAGGTAGGGGACATGAAATTCTTAGAAAATGGTTTGTGGAAAGTCGTCTATATTACCACATGATCCTAGATCCAAGTTCACCCAAAAAAGGAATAGTAGAACTTAGACCTATCGATCCAACCAAGATTAGAAAAGTTAAAATGGTAAACAAAAAACCTGTTCGGGATAAAAACTCCGAATCAGTAACTTTATACCAAAATGCAGAAGAGTTTTATGTGTATAACGAAAAATCAACCCAAGGACCTTTGAGTTCTGGATCACATGGCGTATCAGATGCTGGGGTAAAGATTGCACCAGATTCAATCTGTCATATAAACTCAGGTCTATATGATGCAAGCCGAAGACGAGTATTTGGTTACTTACACAAAGCAATCAAACCACTAAATCAGCTTCGTATGATCGAGGACGCAGTTATCATCTATAGAATCTCTCGTGCGCCAGAACGAAGAGTGTTTTATGTTGACGTTGGTAATCTTCCAAAGAACAAAGCAGAACAGTATCTTCGTGATATCATGAATCGATACCGAAACAAACTTGTCTATGATGCAAGCACAGGTGAAATTCGTGACGATAAAAAGCACATGTCCATGCTTGAAGATTACTGGATGCCTCGACGAGAAGGTGGTAGAGGAACTGAAATCACTACTCTCGATGGTGGACAGAACCTCGGTGAAATGGAAGATGTCGAATATTTCAAGAAGAGATTATATCAGGCTCTCCATGTACCCATCAGCAGACTCGAGTCTGACAATGGTTTCAACATGGGTCGATCTGCTGAAATCTCCAGAGACGAAGTTAAATTCTTCAAGTTCATCGAACGATTACGAAATAAATTCTCTGAACTATTCTTAAACATCCTGAAGACTCAGTTGGTAGTCAAGGGAGTAATGAGCAAGGAACAGTTTGAAGAAATCTATCAAGATATTATTTTTGATTACAACAAAGACAACTATTTCTCAGAATTAAAAGAAGTCGATATCATGAAAGAACGACTAGAAATGATGAGAGAAGTTGGCGAATACATAGGTCAGTACTTTTCTAAAAAATATGTCTATAAAAATATCCTTCGTATGACAGATGAGGATATTGATGAAATGAAGAAAGAGATAGATAAAGAGAGAGAAGAAGAGCCACAAGAAGATATGGGAGATATTGATGTCTGAAAAAGAATATAACGACATGTTTAAAGCAGTAGTGGATTCTAGTATTGTTGATTTTGAAGACGCTTTTTCTAAAGCTGTCTCGATGAAAGTCTCAGAGCGACTTCGTGATAAAGAATTATCCGTATCTTCTTCTTTAATGCAAGATAACAATACAGAACAAGGAGACGATCATGATCGAGAAAATGATTGAAGAAGCCTTTGAAGGAAACTACACTTCGTTCTCTGAGCTTTTCAAAGAGGAGCTTGGAAGAAGAATTCACGAACGATTAGAGGACATGAAGTCCTCTGTTATTGATAACACATACAACGTGTGTGAAAGCTGCGATCCAGAAGAGGATGAAGAGGATGAAGAATACTTCGACGTTGATGAAAATGAAGATGTTGAAGATGCTGAAGAAGAAGTAGAAGAGGGCTACCATGGCAATCCACATTCTAAGAAGATGAAAAAGGAAAGTGATAATCCTGTTGATCAGATTCAAGGAAACCCATATGGCGCTCTCCGTCCAAAGGGAATTGGAGCCGATAAGAAGAAGACGAAGAAGGAAGCAATGGATCCAGTTGGAAAAGAAGATGGTGACATCGACAACGACGGAGACAAAGACTCTTCGGATAAGTATCTTCTAAAAAGAAGAAAAGCTATCGGTAAAGCCATGAAAAAAGAAGGCTCTTATGGATCTAAGAAATCTAAGAGCGGAGGGGGTTATTGATGTTACTCATTACGGAAGTAAACGAAGACATTAATCTCGTATGCGAAGAGGACGCTTCTGGTAAGAAGGGCTTTCGTATCGAAGGTATTTTCATGCAAGCGGAAAAAGTCAACCGTAATGGTAGACGTTATCCTCGCAACACCCTCATGAACGAAACGACTCGATATAACGAGAAGTACGTTAAGAAGAATAGAGCTTTAGGTGAACTTGGACACCCCGAAGGTCCAACTGTTAATCTAGAAAGAGTGTCTCACCTAATCACCGATTTAGATTTTGATGGTAATAACATCATAGGAAAAGCAAAGATTCTCGAAACTCCATACGGAAAGATCGTACAGAACTTAATCGAGGGTGGAGCCAAAGTTGGTGTTTCCTCTAGAGGTATGGGAAGCATCAAATCAAAAGATGGTATCAATGAAGTACAAAAAGACTTCATGCTCTCTGCGGTTGATATTGTAGCAGACCCTTCTGCTCCTGATGCCTTCGTTAATGGTATCATGGAAGGAAAGGAATGGATCTATGAGAATGGACTATTCCAAGAAAAACGAATCGAAAACTATAAAAAAGCAATAGAAAAAGCAAGTAGAGTAGAGTTAGAAGAGAAGAAACTTGAGGTCTTCAAGGACTTCATTCAAAATCTATAAATGTATAAATAAACTAGAATTCTAGAGATAGATAAGGAGTCTTATAAATGGACTATAAAGATCCAATCGAAGTAGCAAAACAACTACTCGCTGAAGAAAACTCAGCAGTAGCTGATGTCGTTGAAGCAGAAACTATTCTTGACCTCGATGACGAACAAGATACCGAAGGAAAAAAGCCCAAGATCGATACCGATAAGGGAACCGAAGGTAAAGATAAAAAGAACAAGGCTTCCATTAACATGAAGTCCTCAAGTGCAAGTGCAAAGATCGAAAAGCCTGCTGTCACCAAAGAGCATCTTGATGCTCTGTTTACAGGCGAAGAACTTAGCGAAGACTTCAAGGAGAAGGCTTCTACTATCTTTGAAGCAGCCATCAATGAGAAGGCAACTGAAGTTGAAGCAGAGCTTCATGAACAGTTTGAAGTCAGCATGACCGAAGCTGTTGAAACACTTCAGAAGGAAGTCACCGAACGCTTAGACGACTATCTTGGATATGTTGTCGAAGAATGGATGAAGGAAAATGAACTCGCAGTCGAGTCGGGAATTAGAACCGAAGTTGCTGAAAGTTTCATTCACGGACTCCGCGAACTGTTTGAAAGTGCATACATTGATGTACCCGAAGAGCAGTATGATCTAGTTGATGGTTTATCCACTGAAGTTGAAGAACTTCGTGGAAAGCTAGACGAAGCCATCAATGAAAACATCGAGACTTCTAAAGACAAAGCAAACGCAGAATGCGCCCTCGTTTTCGAAGAAGAAACCGAAGGTATGCTTGAAACTGATGTTGATCGTCTCAGAACTCTCGCTGAAGGTCTTGAATTTGATTCAGTCGAACAGTTCAAGGAAAAGCTAAACATTCTCAAAGAATCATACAGCGAAACCACTAATGTAATTAGTGAAGAAACTGATGTCACTACTCCGGATCAGGACATGGAAAAAAGCACAAGTCCTGCCATGGAAGCGTATACTCGCGCACTAAGAAACCCCCTAACAAAGTAAAAATAAGAAAGACATTTCTTACAAGGAGAAATAAACAATGGACTCTAACTTAGGTTCAACCGAAATGCTTCAAGAAAAGTGGGCGCCCGTGCTAGAACACGCCGATATGGCTCCCATTACTGACAACTATCGTAAATCTGTTACCGCAATCATCCTTGAGAACCAAGAAAAGGCTCTCAGAGAAGAACGTGGTGCGCTCAACGAATCCCCCAGCATCGTTGGTGGTGGTATGTCACCCGTTATTGGTGGAGAAGGCAGCGTTGCTGGTTTCGACCCAATTCTAATCTCACTCGTTCGTCGTTCTATGCCAAACTTAATGGCTTATGATGTCTGTGGTGTTCAGCCAATGACTGGACCTACTGGACTTATCTTTGCCATGCGTGCTAGATACGACAAGCAAGCTGGAACCGAGGCTCTCTTCAACGAGGCTCTCAACGCTGCTGGTGGTGTGACCACTGCATTCGCTAACATTGGTGATATGGTGGGATCAAACTCCGAAGTCGAACAGGCTAACCCAATCGCAGGATTGGATCCATTCGCCACTTCAGCCGCCGAAGCTCTTACATCTGGATCGTTCCCAGAAATGGCGTTCAGCATTGAGCGTACTGCTGTCGAAGCTAAGACTCGCGCCCTCAAGGCAGAATACACAACTGAGCTTGCTCAGGACCTCAAGGCTGTTCATGGACTCGACGCAGAAGCAGAACTCGCAAACATTCTTTCGAGTGAAATTCTTGCTGAAATCAACCGTGAAGTCATGCGTACTATCTACCGTGGTGCTAAACTTGGTGCCCAGCAGGTTGATCTTACTGCAAGAGCAGTAGGAACCACTTCAGACCACGGAGCAATCTCTGGTGGTGTTAGTGGTGGTACTGGTGCTGATGCATTCGGTAATGCGTTCGGTAGAGGAATTGGTGGTGTCTACGACATCCAAACCGACTCTGACGGACGTTGGAGTGCTGAACGCTTCCGTGGACTCATGTTCCAGATTGAGCGTGAATGCAACACCATCGCTAAGGATACTCGTCGTGGTAAGGGTAACTTCATCATCTGCTCGTCGGATGTTGCTTCTGCCCTCGCAATGGGTGGATTCCTTAACATCTCACCTGCTCTTAACCAGAGCCTAAATGTTGACGACACTGGCAACACTTTTGCTGGTACACTCAACGGTAAGATCAAGGTTTACATTGATCCTTACGCTGGACCTGGAACCGCTCACACCGCTGCTGCTGACGCTGGACGAAACTTCGTCTGTGTCGGTTACAAGGGAACAAGCGCATATGATGCTGGACTCTTCTACTGCCCCTACGTTCCACTCCAGATGGTGCGTGCGGTTGGTGAAAACACCTTCCAGCCCAAGATCGGGTTCAAGACTCGATACGGATTGGTCAACAACCCATTCGTCAGTAGCGAAGGAAATCAGGATCCAACCAATTCTGCTGCCTTCCGTAAGAACCAGTACTACAGAATCTTCCGTGTTGATAACCTTCACGGTAATGGCTCAAACTGAGTCTAAAGTAGTCATACGATTTAAAATTGGGTGGGGTCTTAATGACCCCACCCTTTTTTATTACCTACATATTCTAGGAGCTTGATATGTCCGATCAATACATCAGTGGTTTATCTCAACTAAAAACAAATAGACTAGACAGCCAGCCAACGAATACCAATCCGTTAACTGTAACTGAATTCAAGTTTACCATGCAACGGATTCCTACCGTTACATATTTCTGTCAGTCTGCCAACATACCATCGGTTTCGTTGTCTCCGATAGATCAAACCAACTTCTTTGCTCCAGTAAGACACCCATCAGCATTCAGATTCGATGATCTATCCATATCATTCGTTGTCGATGAAGAGATGAAAAACTGGCTTGAAATTTACAACTGGATGAGATCAGCATCGAACGCAGAAGATTTCAAAGATTTTGAAACTCCAGATCAGCACCTTTCTGATGCCACACTAGTAATAACAAACAGTGCGATGAGAGGCAAGCTGATAGTAAGTTTCCGCGATTGTTTTCCTAGCTCACTTTCGGGCTTAGACTTCAACAGTGCAGTGACAGATCCAGAACCTCTGACTGCAACAACCACATTCTCATACAGCACATACAAAATAGAACGTATTGATACTTGACTGCCTAATGTTTGCGTGATATACTCTTAGTCGGAGGTTATAATGAATCTGAATGATCTTAAGGCTATGGTTGCAGACGATATCGTAATGGATGATACGGAACTCGATATCGAGTCTCTCAAAACCCCACAGCTACATAACAAATACCTAAACTTCTTTCACGACGAAAAGCTAATCTACGTCAAACAAGAAGAAGAGTATAAAAAGCTATACAGGCTAAAGTGGGAATACTACACAGGTAAAATGGATCAAGATTCCCTTGACAAGTTGGAGTGGGAACCATTCCAACTGAATATCCTGAAAGCCGATATTGAGAAGTACTTAAGTTCGGACGAGGATCTTTCACTTATCCGTTTACGCCTTTCCTACACCAAAGAAAAGGTAGACTATCTAGAGTCTGTCATCAAGATCATATCAAACAGACAATGGAACATACGAAGTGCTATTGACTGGAGAAAGTTCCTCAATGGAGTTTGATACCAGCATCATACACGCCGTATACCTAAAGCAGTGCTATGTTCATGCCGTTTCTAAATGCGTGGGGCAATCTACACAGTGTTCAACCCTTCTAATCAATCCTGGCATTGGAGTTATGTTAACTGCTCCATCCATCAATGAAAACGAATGGTACAAGACTACAGCGATAAAAAATCTTGCGTATAAAGCAGCAGAACGCGGTGTAACGACTTTCAACCATACAATTTACTCTCCCCTATGTCCAACCCCATCCGATGCAATTGCCTTGAGAGAAATGGGTATATCAACAGTAATTTTCCACAAAGAATTTATGGATAAATACAATGAGAGCTGGGAAAAGGAGTACCAGCTCGTCATAGATTTTTTATCCCAAAATGATGTGAAGATTATATCATGGTCAGGTCAAGTTTCAAAAAAGAAATTAGGCGTTTTGGTACTAGGAAACTCCTTCGATCC